TAAGAAGTAGCACTTATATCGTTAGGGTTTGTGTGATGTTCTGTAATAACGCCAGCATCAGTACAAGTAGGTATTGGTATACGCATTACAACTTTATCATATGCGTTTTGCATTATAGGAACGTTTCCATGAGTATACATATATTGTATACTACTACTTACCACAGGTTCAAAAGCAAGTTGACCAGCAGCATTGCTTTGGCCTGTTTTTGAAGTTGAACCAAATTTCATTTCACCATTACCTAAAGGTTTAAATACGCTTTGTGTAAACGGTGATATAATAGAATATGTGTTATCGCTATATTTATACCTATAAGCAAATCTAATAAATTTTTCTTCCATATACTCAGACTTTGTGTGCTGAGTACTAGAATTAGGATCAGTTGTTACTAAAGTATATGTATCACCTTTATTAGGATCTGACGATGCCTCGTTTGATTTATGCAAAAACGGAGGTAAAAAAGGAGCAACTTTTGCTACAGATATTTTTTCTTCACAGTTATAATAGTTTGCATCAGTTTTAGCTAACTCAACGTCTATATATCTAGGTTGATTATAATTATCTGTCCAATATAAAAAATTTCCTATAACATTAACACCTGTTATGTGATGAGTAGTTGTAAGATTTAAAAAAACACCGTTTACTAAAACATGAATAGTTCCGGTTTTTTCTCTCATAATTATTCTACAGTTTTCATCTGAACCACTTTCAGCTCTATCAATATCATTTATTCCAGACTCGGGTTGAGAAGATGTAAAATTTGTTATAAACCAAAATATTCTTTCTTTTGCAACATCAACAAAAGAACCTATACACTCACCTCCTTTTGCTCCAGCAGGTATATTTAAAGAAGCATTACCAATAAGCTCATTACCTCTAACATTTTCAATAGCTCCAACATCAGAATCTTCACTGTTTGTTATAAGTACATTTTGTGCTTTTCTATATTCACCTTTTGGTATGAGTCTTTCGTCAAGGTCTAAATTCATTTTACCCTTAACAAACATATTTTTAAGTTCTGCCATTTAATTAGTGTTTTATATGTTTAGACTTACCTCTCATTACTTGTGTAAGTTCTCCTACTTTTAAATTAGATAATCTAATTTTAGCATTACGCATTGCAGCTCTTCTTGATCTTCTATATCTATTAATTACAAACTCTGGAACACCTATTCTAGTGCTTAATAAATTAAATAAAATACTTTGATACATAGCGTCTTCTGCAAATTTATGTATTTTCATTTCATTGTCAGTAGCTAAACCATCTGAAATGTATTTAAATGTAATTAATCTATCTTTTAAATTACTACTAAAAGATATTTTACCGTTTGCTTCGTCTATTATAAACAAGCCGTTTTCTTGCATGTTTTCAGGATTACCACCATATCTTTGGCCTATATTTCCTATTTTTTCTGTATGATAATTAGTGTGATAAAAATAATCATTAGACTCTAGCGTTCCTGAAAGGTTATTAGCATCAAAATCTCTAAATCTTTCGTTTGTTAAAGCGCTACCAACTAACAAGTTTTCATTAACATCGTATAAATAATCATAATCAGAGTCTTGTAATATAGCTTGAGTTGGTATTGATGTATCTCTTGAAGGGTATATTATATGCTCTATACCAGCGGTGTCTACCCAAGATAATCTAACGTAGTTTACATAATCTTGTGGCATAGGTATACTTAAGCTAGGCGGTAATTCTATTTCTTGTATTTTTTCTACTCTTGATATATCATAAGCAAATTCTTGTATACATCTTTTTGCTTGAAACAAAACCTCAGATCTTTTTGCTGTGTTTACTAGTTTACCATCACCAACATAACCTATCATAAAGTTTCCAACTATATCTTTTAGTGATATGTATCTATAGTCACCTAAAACCTGATTGTTAAGTATTAAATCTATTACAGCGTTATTAGGTATGCCACTAGCATTTGTTAAAGCTGTAGTTGAAAAACCAGATGTTATACTGTTAAAAGTTATAGTAGCTACGCCATTTACAACAGCATAAGTATAATTACTTTGTACCTGAGCTTCACCGTTTATATTTATAGTAAAATCGTCTATTGAGTTAGGTGTATACGGAAAACTAGATGCTATTGTAAAAATAGCATTGTTTATACTAAAGTTTAATCCATTTTGGTTATAGTTATGTGTAGCCCCTTCAGAACCGTCCCATTGGTACTTACTTTTATAATAATTTAAAGGTGTTGCGTTTAGTAATGACATATTTATTGTGCTTTAAGTCCTGCTATTCCTTGCATGGCTCTAGCAGTATATGATGTTATATCTTGTGATTTTATTACAATACCAGCTTGAGCTAAAATTGCCATGATAAGCATAGACTCTTCTGATGGGTGTAATTCAAAATTAGTTGAACCTTGTGTTGTTCCTGCGTGTGTACTAGCATTAAAAACAGTAGGGTCATACACGTTTGTTCCATATGTTGAGTTTATTGTATATCCAAATCTAGGCTCTGTAGGTATTCTAATATAATCTACAGTTATAGTGTCTGTAGTACTTGGCTCTACTACTATAGTTGTAGCGCCAGTAGCAGCTGTTGTTGTTTTGTAATATACAGGAAAGTCTTTTGATGGTTTTGTTAAAGGTGAAGATAATATATATGAAAGTTCATTTTTATCTATTTCTTCTAGTGAAAGTGTTTTGTTTAGCATATTTACTTCTATCAACTTAAACACATTGCTAGGTAGCGAATAAGGTGGGCCAGATAAAGTAGATGTTGCATAAAATGCTTCTATTTTTTCTTTAGTTTTTTCTGGTAAATCAGCATATCCAGCGTTTATTCTACCAAGATTATCTGACGTTAAAAATCTATTGTACTCTGCAAAAGCCACTTCTAATAAATTTAATTGAGCTTGTTTAGCTAGTTTATTAAATTCATCAGGTGTTAAAAAACCTCTTTGCTCTTTGTTTAGTATTGATAAAACTGATTTATATACTGTATTTACGTTTATCATAATTTCTTTTTATTTATAAAGTGGTCACCTTATAGAGATGACCACTCTATAAAATGATTTTATTTTAATTTTTTCTCTACTGATTTTAACACTTTTAATCCTTCGTCTGTTTTAAACCAAGCGGCTAAAGCAGAATAAGGGTGTTCATCAAAAGGTACTTCAAATAGTTTTCTTTTTTCTTTACCAGCTGTAAATGTTCTATTATCTTCAGATAATTCTAATATACCAGCTTCAACAGCTTTTATACCTAAATTTCTAAGACTAACATCTTCATCATTAGCTAGTTTTAAGAATAATTCTGGATTTTCTCTAGCAAATATCAAAGTATCTCTTCTAAGCTCCTTAGATTTCATCTTATTAACGTTAGAACCAATCTCTGCACGCATTATAGCTTCCATTTGCTCAACTTCCATCTCTGCAGCTGCATTTAAAGCATCTATTTCTAATTCAAATACATCTAAATCAGCTTCTGCATCAACCTCGTTATCTACTTCTCTATAAATTAAGTTTTTGTCAGGGTGATATATAGACAGTAATTGCTGTAGAACTGTGTTTTCTTTTTCAACAAATAAGATCCCGTCTCTAAATATAATATGTCCAGGTCTTACTCTTCCTTTAAACTCATCTACAAAAGGTGTTTTTTGATTAATAGCATATGCCATCTCTCTTTGATAACCTTTTTCCTCATCAAACCAATAAAGGTTTTTTCTTTTCATTATTCTTACGATAGGCCTGTTATTTCCAGTAAGTTCATACATCCTATCTTTTACCTCCCATTTAAGAGGTTTTTTTGTTTTATTTTCCATGATATAATATAATTAAATAGTTAAAATAAAGGGCTAGGTGCCGAAGCACCCAGCTCTTTAAAAAATTGATTATCTGAATAATACGAAGTTATTCGCTCCTTGAGCAACGATACATCTTTCAGATAAATAGTGTACTTTCATAGCATCAAGATCAGATGTCGCAGCACCTACAGATCCAGTTGTCCATTTTTTAAGTTTTCTATCATCTGCTTGAGACGCTCTATATCTTACATGTAAGAAAGGACGTCTGATGTTTTTACCAAGGTTCTCATCGTAGACACTAGTTGTTCCAGCTGGAACTAACATACCTTCGATTTTACCAACAGTAGCACCATCGTTTACTAAGAATCTAGTTGACTTGTTATTTAGATATTTCCAGTCAGTTTTGTAGAAGTCATAAGATGCTCTTCTAAAACCATTGAAACCTAAATTTAACGCCATATCCTCAGAGTTGTTAAACACACCGTAGTTTACACCACCAGCATAGTGTGAATTTACACCAGCTAATAAATCATCTACAGCTAAAGCAGCTTCTCTGTTTAAGAACATCATGTTCTCTTGAATACCACCTTGCTTATCTAACTCTTGTAAAAGAACGTCAAAGTCTTCAAGATCGTCATTTGAAGCTGGCGAGTTACCTGCACCACCATCAAACATACCTGCATCACCGATAAGACCTCTTTCCTCTAAAGCAGCAAATAGACCTTGTGATCCAGTTCCTGTTGCCGTAGAGTTAGCTCCAACTTCAACAGCTTCCATCATTGTCATCTCTAAATAATCTTCAAATCTTTTTTCTGTATCACCTGAAGACTTTAGGTACCATAAGTAACCTGATTGTCCAGCTTCACCAGAAACTTCAACCCAACCAATTGCAGCCGCGTCAGATCCATTGATCTGGAACTCGTCTTTAATAATCATTGGCTTGTTTTTGAAAGATTTAAACTCAGCTTCTACTCCGCCGCCAAGTCCGCCAGTTCCTTTTTTGAAATCAGAACCATAAACGAAGAACTTGATAGGTTTTGCAGTACCACTTACGTTTGCAAAGTCAACTATGTTAGCAACATCGTAAGGTTTAATAGTACAAGTTGCTCCATCAGCTGCAGCTACAGTAATCTGTCCTTTAAATACGTGCTTTACAGCGCCGTCTGTTACTTGACATACTACAGTTTGTCCTACTCTTACACTCATTGCGATGTTAGCACCACTAGGGTTGTCAATATCCTTAGGATCTGAAACTGCACCTGTTTGTGTGTTAACTGTTCCGTGGTAAGCTAAATGTAATCTACCTTGCTCAGACCAAATTACTTGATCAGAAGACATAGGCATTTCTGCACCAACCATTGCTAAGAATCCACCGATAGATCTGTCTCCATATCTTTCAATTTCAGCTTCGTATAGGTCAGGCAGATATTGTTGTGCCCATCCGCTATTACGGATGTCTAGATAAGCACTATCAAGTGTTATCTTACTTTGAGCCGGCGAGACTAATCCCGCTGCACCTGGCCCTGAAAAATTTACTCCTGCCATTTTATTTAATGTTTAAAGTTTAATTAATAATTTTTAAGTTTAAATTTAAGCTTAGAACTATCGTCACCGCTAATTGCTCTGACTTTTATACCTCCAGTATCAACAACACCACTATCAGTTTTCCTAGCATCCATATTAATGTTTTTGGCTTTACTAGTCATATCTTTAATAGCGTCTGCTTTACCTTGCTCATAAAAATGCGTTGCAATAGCATCTGCGTTTTTACCTGCAAATAATGTTTTATGGTAATCACTAGCGTTTGTTAATACGTTTTTCTCTTTATCTATATAAGGAGATAACCACTTTACAAATTCACTTTGATCTTCCCTAACACCTTGCACGTCTTTAACATTGTAGCGATATTTCTTGTCTCCAACTTTAAAATCAAAACCTTTGAAGTCTTCATTAAAAACTTTATCAGTCTGCTTGTTAAATAGTTTTTTTGCTTGTTGTTGTAGTTCGTTTGCTTGTTCCTGCTCTTTATTATAACGATTAAAAAAGTTAATAGCTTTCTGTTGTTCTTTAGTTAACTTAGAACCTAACTTAAGTTCTTCGTAATATTTACCTTTCAAACCTTCCAGATGCTGTTTAGCTTCTGCAACCGCTTCTTTATAAGCAAGCTTTTTACGTTTTACGTCACGTGCCTCATCTATTTCTTCATCAAATGAAAAATTATCTTCCATTAAGAAAGATATTTCTTCTAAAGTTAAATGAGGTTTTGTTTTTTGATAATATTCTCTTAACAAGTTATTATCATCAAAATTTGAATAATCCGTATTGAGCGCAACGTAGTCCTCAATCGTTCCACCAGTCTCGTTCATAAACTTCACGAGTTTTTCAACATTCTCTGGTAGTTCCATTCCTGGAGTTTGTTCTTTTTGTACAGTTTCTTCAACCTCAACCTCTTCTTCTTTTACAGGTTTTGGTTCTTCATCTGTAATTTCTTCAAGAATTACTTCTTGCTTTTCTTCATTTTTTTCTTGCTTTTCTTGACTACTTTTTTCGTCATCTTGCTTTTCGTTTTCCCGTATGGCATTTTCTTGTGTTTTAATGTTAGACAAATCTACTTTATAATCTCCGTCCTCGTTAAGAGGAGTTTTAGGTTTTTCTTCTTTTTTAGGTTCCTCAACCTTATCAACAGTTTCTTCAACTGTATCTTGTGTAGTTTCTTCAACTACATTTTCCTTTTCTTCCATAATATAATATAATTAAATAGTTAAAAATTACCTTGGCTCAAATTGTTCTAAACCAAAGCCGTCTAGGTTATCAAAACCTTTAGACTCAAAGTTTTTTGGGCCAGTGTTTCCTTTTCGCTGCTCTATCAACTCGCTTTGTTGACTAGCTTGCATTTGTGTTCTTTTGTCTTTACGATCTTCTTTATTGTTCTCTCTACTCTTAATCACTTGCATTTCTTGTGTTTTTAACCTCATGTTTAAGTTAAATTCAAATTCCATTAACTCTTTTTTAATAGCAGCTTCTCTTTCCATTTTAGCAATATCAAATTGACTTTGAGCTTGTGCTATTTGAGTTTTAGTTTGAGCAAGCGCTTGTTGCTTTTGCATATCTGCAGCCGCTGCAGCTTCAGCAGCTTGAGCATTAGACTGAGTTTGAGCTTGTATGTTTTCCATCTGCATTTTTCTATCAAGCTCTTGTTTTTTCTTTCTTCTAAGTTTTAAAAGTTGATTAGCTAATTTTAAGTTTTTAACTTCACGTATATCAATAGCGTCTTCAAGATTTATTTGATCTTTTTGTATCGCCATTTGTATATTGTTTTCTAGCAATTGTTTTTCTTCTTCATCCGGCATTAAATCTAAATAAACACCAAAATCATGCATATGTAGCTCGCTAACCTCTGTTAAAGTAGCAACATTAAACTTACCTAATGTATTTAAAAATTGTTGTTTTGTATTTGAATACTCTAACACATCAGATATTCTAAGTGATAAACACTCAGCTGTTTTTAAAGTTAAATATAAACCAGCTTGCAATATATGTCTTGTAGCTGTGTTACTATTTGCAGCTGCCATTTTTTGTATACCTACTAAAGAATTACTATCAGGCATACTACCATCTCTCGCCTCGTTTAATCCAGTTACATCACGCATCATCTGCATGTAGTAATTATAAGTTTGTATTAAACTAGCTATTTTTTGATTACCACCACTAGACCTTAGTTCTTGTATTGGAACTTTACCTTGGTTAAAGTCACCATCTTGTGTCATTGATCTACCGATAACACTACCAGTTTGGAAATACATGTTTAACGCTTCTTGTGGGTTGTAGTTTGTGCCGTTACCTAAATCTATTTCAGCTATACCATCAGCATCCATGTAAACACCATCTGGAACTAGTCTTGATAAAACTTGTTGAAGTTTTAAGTGTGTTATCTGTATCATGTCAGCAAAACTAGTCATTCTACCAACTAAAGACTCAGGTCTACCTTTATATAATCTTGGAGCGCATATTTGATAAGACATTTTAACTTTTGTTAAATCAGCTTTTGGTCTTGTCATATTCTCTGCCATACCCCAGTCTAACATTTTATCATAACCAATAATCTTAGTACCACAGTAAATAACTTCTATAGACCTGTCTAATTTTTTAAACCTTGACCTATCATCTTTTGGTGGATTAAAAGTATCATCTTTTTCTAATGCTTTATCATTACCACTAGCTCCTTTTTTAATTTTATATACTTGCTTTGTGTAAGTTTTATATTCAAAGTTTAGCACCTGTACAAAGTTATCATCAGTTCTTGCTGTTCTATAAAAATCACCAGGTGAACCGTCTTCTATTTCTTTTAGCTCTTCATTAGTTAGGTTTGGAAACCTTTTAGCTAAATCAGAAACAGCTACTCTTTCAACTTCACCAATATAATACAGGTCATCAAAATAAGGTGACTCAGTATAAGAGTAAACTATATCAACAGGATCAACATACTTTAACTTAACGCCATCAGAAACGTTGAAGTAATTTTTAACACAAGCTATACCTAATACAGTTAAATCATAATCTAATCTTTTCTTTATTAAATCATAATCATTTAAATCAAATAAATTATTTATAGCTTCTTCTTCAGCTATTTCAATACTTTGTTTATAGTTTAACTGCATATGCAAAGATAACTCTTCGTTGTTTTCTGGTAACTCATCTGGATTTAAGTTTTCAGATTTAAACATAGGAACATTTAACTGAGCTTCTGCATCAGTATAAAACTCCTTGTTTTGCATATCTTTTACAATATCTTCAATATATTTAGTTCTTTTTGCCGCAGCAACTGGATCTTGTGAATAAGCTTTTAGCTCATAAGATCTATCTGATATACCATTTACTACTATATCTACAAACTTAGGTATAATAGGTACTGGTCTCCAGTCTAAATTAAGATAAGATAAATC